GCTCCTCTTTTAATATTAAGTACTAAGACTTAAGCACCTAGAATATTATCTACTCTGAATATTCTGTAGTACTGGTTAGCTTTCTTAGTAGTGCTGTGGATATCGTCTCTTGGATTTGCAGTGACGAATGGGTTGACTTGCATTCCATATCTAGTTTTAAAACCGATTTTTGGCTGGAAAGTGTCTTCCCCAACAGCTCTGACCATAGTTAGCGGTACGTATGGGCAATAGAATACACCAGCGTCGTATGGGTTAGTACCCTTATATCCGACGTTTACGTAATCTGCAGTTGCATACGGATCGATGTATACTCTCATTCTGCCGTTTAATACACCAGCGAATGTATTACCTGTATCATCAACATTTAAGTTTGCTGCTAATGCAGGAGTATAGTCTAACATTCCAGCTGCATTTAATGCAGATGCTACGTCTGATGAGCAGATCATAAAGTTACCTTTACCTCTACGTGTCTCTTTAGCAATTACGTTAGCTTCTCTTTCGATCTGTAAGATTAGTCCTTTGAACTTCTCAACTGACCATCTACCATCTGCATCTGTCTGAACGTTGAAGATACCGTTGATAGCGGTGTTGGTTTGTAAACAACCAGTCTTTGCTTGACCGTTGATTGTTCTTACAACTTCTCTATTGATTTCAGCTAAGATCTCTGTAGATAAGATATTAGCTAATTCTGTCTCAGCATCAAGACCGTGAATTGCTTTAAGATCTTGAGCTAATTCTAAAGTATATTCTGCCTTTAGCGCTCTAGACTTTGCAGTCACTGTAGCTTTCTCAATAGTGAAACCCATTTCTGCGAAACCTTGGTTTCCTGATGCGCCTAATCCTTCCGCATCAGATGTTGAGTAGTTAGCGACACCTGCGATTGGATCACCTCTACTATCATCGATGGTTGAGTCTCCATCACCGTCACCTGGGCCATTTAAACCTGATGGACCAGTTGCAGCGTTTGCGGCTACGTTAGCTGAGTCACCAGAGTACTGCTCAACTTCGTTGAACATTGCTTCCGGAGCGCTTGTGCCTGTAGCACTTGCACCTAGACCAGCTTTGTGGTTTGCGTTAAAGTATCTTGACTTCATCGCGAAGATTAAGCCAGTTGGACCTGACATTGGCTGCACACCGCAGATATCATATGCCATTAAGTTTGGCATAGCTCTTCTTACTAATGCAATCAATACAGGGTTCCAGTTAGTTGCGGCTGTATTAGTTGTAGTAGTATTAGTTGCCTCGATTAAGCCCTCTTCTTTAAGAGCTATCTCTTGGTTTTCTAATACTGCAGCTGTTACAGCTTTTCTGTGATTGTCTTGGATCTTACCAGCACTTTCTTCATTAAGCACTGGAGCCCATTTTTCAATCAACTTGTCATAAGATTGAGTATTCGGTACCATTATTGGACTCCCTATTTATTATTGGTTTTCTTAATTGCGGATAAGTATGAAGCCATTGAACCTTCAGCTTGAACTGTTGGTGCATCTTCGTCTTCGGCGATTACTTCTCCGGAATTAGTAGTTGTATTTTTAGTGAAGTATGACTCTTTAACTGTAGCTACTTTATTTGCAAAAGTTTCTTCGTCTTCGAAGTCTACATCACCAACTAGTGATTTAAGCTTTTCAACTTGAGTATCTGCTAAATCTTTAGAGTGCTCTCTAATGATAGCGTCTTTCTTAAGATCTTCTAACTCGACTGCTTGCTCGATAGCTTGCTCAGTTGTTTCGTTGAGTTTTGCCTCAAGGTCTTCAACTTGTGTTGCTAATTCGTCGACCATATCAGTCTTTCCTTCTGGCACTTCGATGTAGGACTCAGTAAATAAGTCTTTCAACTTATTCATAAAGTCTTCTGCAATCTCAGTTCTTAAGCCATTTTGGATAGCTAGCTTATTCTCTTCCATCCAGTTTTCAACTACGTAGTTTAGGTAATTGTCAACTTTTTCTACGAGATCAGATTTTGTAGTTTGAATCTCAGCTTCAAGCTCTTCGTTGTATTTCTCTTCGAGTCTGTCAATCTCATCAGTTAATTTTGATTGAATTGCAGCTTCAAAGATAATTTCTGCTTTCTGCTTGAACTCATCAGACAATGTAGCTTCTTCAGCGACAAGAGCTTTAAGATCGTCTTTGAAATCAGCTTTGTAATCAATTGAAGGTGTATCTTCAATGATTGCATCTTCTTCATTCTCGACGTGATCTTTCATAACGCTATTATACATGGTCTCAAGATTATTTTTCTTAGCTTTTTTCATCTTGTGAAACATTGCGTTAATCATACCTGCCTTTGTCATCTTAGGCATTGGATCTTTCTTAGTGTTATGCTTTGCAGTTGCGCCCGGTGCGTCCGGTAACGGAGCACTAGAAGTACCTGCGTCAGCAGCTTTGTCTACAGAAGCAATTGACTGAGCTTCAGCATTCTTAGGATCGTGTTTCATCTCAGAGATTTCCTCATCAGTCTCTTGGAGTTCCACGTCCTGATTTTCAATATTTTCGTTATCAGTCATTTTTGACTCCTTATTTTGATTTTAACAACGAGAGGAAATTCTTGAACTCACGAACCTCTGTCTCATAGAGATTAGTTCGCGGAGCCTTCTTAATTTCAGTCTCCATTTTTTCAATTGTTCGAGCTTCAATGATACCGTTATTCCAAACCCATTCAACTCCTTCCATTATCCCATTAACGAAAGCGCTAGGAGCGGATGGATCTTGCACGATGTCTACCGCGTTAAGAATATAATCGTCGTTTACGACCATTGCGTTACCATTGTTCTTCAAACTTCCCATACCACGAGTCGATACACCGAATGTGACACCACCATCGAGTAAGCCTTTTACAACTTGACCCATTGGAGTTTCCAGTATCGATGCTTTACCCACAACATCATTGCCGTCAAATTCCAGCTTGTCAATCTTGTGGGAAACTCTATCTAAATTAACGGTCGGTCCTTCAGGGTGATTTAACTCACCGACTGCTCTGCCCTTTGATACTTGATCTGTATTATACTTTGTCAAAGCTTTTTCCATAATTGCTTTTGGATATATACGACCGTTTCGATTCTTTGTTTCTGCTTGTGCAAATATACCTTGAATAGCGTACTTTTTCTTTCCAGACTTCTCATCTTTTTCAACTAAAAAATCTAGTTTATTTTCGGTATATTCTGATATTAACTTCATGTTATCCTCTTGGATATGCTATCTTAGTAAAGTGCGTGTTAGTTGAACCAGCATGTATTTCTTCAAGCTTTTCTTTCTGTAACACGAAAGCAAAGTTAGCTGGTACTTGCATAGTAGCACCTGTAGTTACGTTTGTTATTAAGTCTGCAGCAGTTGAACAGACATAAACAGTTTGAGCATTGCTAACAGTTGTTTTATTACTACTACCGTTCGCGGTTACTTTGGCTGCTAAAGGTCTAATTTCCATTATCTCATTCCTTTGTATTGCTTTATGACTTCTGTTGCCGCTTTCTCAGCTTCTCTTTGAGAACGGTAAACGTCAAGTCTATCGCCATCTACGTACGCTACAAAACCAGTACGCTCTTTATGTATCTTAACTGGTATTCGCTGAATCTTCTTATCAAATACAACTTTACCTTCCGGCTTCCTACCAGTTAATTCTCTTAATTCTAAAAAGGTTTTCATCCTTTTACCTTTATTTATACTTTTTGAGTTTTAGACAGCTGCGCCTTCAATTTCTTCATCATCATCTGATTCGTCGGATTCGTCATCAATGGCTTCTTCGTCTTCGAGCTCGGCTTCCTCATCTCCGTCAACATCGTTATCTTCTGCCTCGTCTTCGATAGTCTCATCTTCAACATTTCCATCGTCTTCAGCTGATTCTCCGTCATCTCCATCTATTTCGTCCTCTATCTCTTCATCTTCAGGATCGTCATTATATATTTGGCCTGCTAATTTAGCTTTAGTCTGATCTAGTATATCATTCATTTTAACTGACATAATATTTCCAAATATCTCATTCGCCTTATTATAGTCTTTATCCAAAGAATGCTTTACTAAATCTTCAATAGTATCAACATTATCTGGCATTTGCTTTAAATTTTCACTCACTGTAAATCTCCTTGATTTGGTTCATCAGCCGCTTGAGCAGCTTCTATATCTTTATTCATGTTATCTATTTCGTCGTCGCTAAATAGAAGTACATTTTTTTGTACCCACTGTTTAGAGAAATATTCGCCAACGTAGTTAGAGATTTGATCTAAAGTTTGTATCTTTTCTCTTAATAGTTCAGCTTCTTTTAACTCTGAAAAGTGGTTATCTCTTAAGTAGTCAACATTTAAATCATGTTTCCAACTGTTCCAATCTTCTTCTGTTATGATGTTCTTAAGTATTAATTGCTTCTTAAGAATCTCATAAAATAAGATTGAGAATCTATTTCTTAGTCGATCAATAAACTTTTGAAACTTAAGTTCATCACGACTAATTTCAGTAGCTCTTCCTAATGAGAACTGCTGTTCTTGTTCTAATCTGTTCATAGGAACGTTTAAAGATCTATATAATCTTTTTTGGAAGTATATAATATCTTCTATCTGTCCTAAGTTTTCTCCACCGGGTAATGTAGATATTTCTGTGCCACGTCCACCCTCTCTTCGCGGTAGCCAAAAATCTTCTAACATAGACATATGTTTACGATCATCGCGTATTTC